AGTGAGAACTCGCAAAGAAAGAAGGCATTGCAGGTGGCTAAGTCGAAATTCGACCAAACTGGCGACATGACCGACTTACAACACTATATGAAACTCAAGCGGGAAACCGCATAACAACTTAAACATCAAGGAGGATAACAGATGGCATCAAGCACATCATATAATACCGCCGGAAACAGGGAAGACCTGACCGACATTATCTCCATTCTAGAGCCGGAATCCACGCCTTTCGTCAGCATGATGAAAAAGGGCAGGGCAACTGGTACTTTCGTAGAATGGCAGGCCGATAAGCTCAGTACTCCCGATTTCGATGGGGTCAACGAAGGGGAGGACGTTTCGTCCTTCAAGAATCAAGCAGAGGATCGCGCTCGTCTGGGCAATTACGTCCAGAAGTTCCGTGATACTTTCCAGGTATCGGACATCCAAGAACTGGTAGATACCGCTGGCGTAGCCAATGAGTTCGCCAATGCCGAAGCCAAGGCAGTCAGGAACGTCAAGCGTTCAATAGAAAGCGCATTCTGCTCCGTGCAGGATCGTCAAGCCGAGGCTGGTAGTGGAACTCCCTACAAGACTAGAGGTATGCTCAAGTGGCTTGGGGACGGTGGTCAACCATCCGACATACCTGCCGCCTATCAGAACGTAGCTAATGATTCTACTGACCCGCAAACGGAAGCCACCTTCAACAGCGTACTTCAAGAGCTTTACGAAGCCAACGGTATGCCCGGTGGACAGTTGACCCTCATTGCAGGCCCAAGCCTCAAGCAAGAGATCAGCAACTTCTCCCGTCAAGCATCTGCTACGAACAATACCTACGTAGTCAATCAAGATGCCGAGTCCCGCAAGATCACGCTCACGGTCAACCTGTACGAGGGAGACTTTGGGAACGTGGCTATCGTACCCAGCCTGTTCGTCAACCGCACCAGCGGTTCTGACACGGTTGACGTCTCTGCCGGACTGCTCATCGATCCAGAATACGTCGGTATGCACTCGCTCAAGGCTGAGTCTGCTACCGAGCTTGAGGATCAAGGGGGCGGACGCAGAGGCTTCGTCGACGTAATTGCCGCTCTTGCTTGCTACTCGCCCAAGGCGCATGGCTACTTCAAGTAATAACCTAAAATAAGGAGATTTAAGAAATGCCAGAATTATCTAACAATGAAGCAGGTCGCGGTTTTACTCATATCTATACCGCAACCTATGAAGATCTACAAACGATAGGAAATGGTGGCCAAGCCACTATTGCAACCATTCCCGCAGGAGGTGCAGTTGAAATGGTTGGGGTTTACGAGTCCGTAGCTTTTGCCGGAACGACTTCCCTTGTCATTGACGTAGGCACGACAGCGGGCGACCCTGATGAGTTCATTAACGCTCTTGACGTAGATGCAATGTCTGCACCCGTGTTCAACCAAGGTGAAGCATTCACGGGCAATCAGTCGCAACCTGTCGGTGGAACAAATACCGCAACTTCCATATTGTTGGAAGTGACTGACGCTGCTATTGCATCAGCAACCGCAGGTGAAATCGTCATTGGATTGCGTATTGTTGACCTCGGTCAATTTGCTTAATTCAAAGTAACATCGTTTTGTTTTTGGGGAGCAGGGAGCGATCAATACGGGTCGCTCCCTCTTCCCATTAACGCATAATCGACATGGACGTAATATTGCCCAAGTGGAAGAATGGTAACGGTTCTCAGTTTATGAAAAACTTGGATCGTTACTTGCGTTACGAAGCAGACCTTGAACAGTACGAGGCAAAGAAGCGCGAAATAATTTGCGGACAAGAAAACCAACATGGAGGAATGATTGACGGATTGGGTCAGCACAAGGCGACCATACCCGCCAGAGAATACTTCCGCTGGCATCAGTCTCATCCTGGTTGCTGGTCGGACAAACAATTCGTAAATGAGTTCATGCGGGACAATCCCGCCTTGAAAACCAAGTCCCCGGACACTAAGGTATTTAAAGGAGCATCCGTAGAATGAGAGAAGTAGCAATGAGTACGCTTAGGACTAACGTCGCTCAGTTGGCAGGCGTGAACTCTTTGATTGCCGAAGAAGAAAATGCGATCAATCGTAGCATCAATCGCTTTGGACGATTGGCGTGGGAACGAGCCGCATGGCCGATTGCTTCCATTCTTTCCCAGATCATTCCCGATTTGCGCGTTCGTAGCGTGGATGTGGGGAGTGGTGGATCATCCTATTCCTCCGCCCCTAGCGTAAGCTTTAGTGGTGGGGGAGGTTCTTCTGCGGCGGCTACCGCAACCGTGAACAGCGACCAAGAAGTAAATGGTGTATCCGTGACTAATAACGGAACTGGATTTACTGGTACTCCAACGGTAGCGTTCAGCGGTGGTGGTGGTAGCGGAGCGACTGCTACTGCGAATATGTTGTCCTACATAGATTTTAATCAGGACATTGCGGAAGTATTTCGAGTGACTGACAAAGACCCATATGGCGGAGCATCCTTCAGCGACATTGCATTTCGCAATATATTCGTCAGCGGAGCGACTGAATTTGGGGAAGCAATCATGCCTAATCGCGCATCTACCGCACCCGTCTGGGTACACTATCGCAAACCATACCCGGAATTTGCTAGTGGGGCTAGTAATTTTCCATTCGTATTTTCCGAGTACGTAGTGATGGGTAGCTTTGGGGATTGGTTGCAAGCAGACGGACAAAACTCGAAAGCGCAAGTTGCGTATCAGCAATCGGAAGCAATCTTGCAGACCGAACTGGACAAGCTCGAAAGGCAGGAAGGACAGACCCAACCCATACAATTTACCACTTACGGAACAACCATAGCAACACCAGCATAACTTATCATGGCATCAACATCAGAATACAGAGGGCTTGGCCTTAATGGCGGGGAGTACATCAACGATACTGCAGTACACAACAATACCAAGGGATGGTTTGCCATCCAAGCGACTGAGGATACCGTGCTTGCCGCACAATCGAGCAACATCACGAACTTGGACGATATCTGCACGGGGCAGGATGGGACTACTCTTTCCGCAGGCATGGTACTCTACGGGAACTTTACCAGTATTGATCTGACCAGCGGAGCAGTAATCGCTTACAACGTCTAGTCGTGGGTAGCTCGACCATATCGCTTGGGCTTGGCTTGGGCGGGGGAAAGTCTGCAACTTCGTCGGGTGGATTGCCTTCCAGCGGTTTTGATAATTCGTACAGTTGTGAATTTGACGGCACCGATGACTATTGTGGGGTAGGTTCTGATCCGGGGCTTTCGGTATATGCGCTTTCTTGCTGGTTCAATGCGGATAGTTTTTCGACAAACCCCATGATTGTCTCTGGATTTGGAGGAACTCACTTTAAGACTTACGGTGGAATAGGTGTATCCACGGCAGGAGACATTCGTTGGAATGATGGCTTTTCTGGATCAGTTAGCGGAAGTGGGTTCATGTCTACTGGAACGTGGTATCACTATTTGATCAATTACGTGGACTCGGGTTATACCGATCTAGACGGAACGGCCTCTAATAACGGCAAGGGTTATCAGGTTTGGATAAACGGAGTCAGAAAAGACCAGACCTTGGGTTCTACTTCGTTTAACTTCTCGTTAATGACCACAACCAACAAGTTCAAGGTAGGCAGAGAGGGTGAACGGCAAACCTATCTTTACAACGGACTTGTTGATGAGGTTGCGATTTTCGGGTCTTCCCTTTCTGCTTCCGAAATTGCCGCAATTTACAATTCTGGCATCCCAACCGATTTGACGAATTATAGCCCAACTCTTTGGTGGAGAATGGGAGACAACGATGGTGGGAGTGGAACTACCATTACCGATCAAGGGTCTGGTAGCAACAATGGTACGCTTACCAATGGGCCTACCTTTTCGAGTAACGTACCAACATGAGCAAAACCTACGTAATCATCAATGCATCCGACGTCTCTTCCGTAGATTTTTCACAAGTCTACGAAACAAGTGCCGACACGCTTCGGTACAATGTTGCTGGGGATCAGACATTCGTCAAGTATACCGGGAACAAGCCACGCTTCTTGTACGGAAAGACTACTTACACGCACTCGCAAATACTTGATATTCTTTCCACAAGTGATTGGACTCCACCCAATAACCCTCCTGAGATAGATGAATGATGGAATATTCATCATATATGTTTCTTGGACTTGGGGTTGCCGTATCCGTCCTTGGATTTTTCCTCAAGCGAATGAAGGAGGAGATTGATGTGCAAAAAGCAAAGACCGCCAAGCTGGAGATATCATCCGCTAGACACTACGAAAAGATAAGGAACTTGGAAAAGCTTGCGGAAGACAGGCGTAGCGACGTGAAAAGGATTTACGAATTAATAGGCAAAAAATGAGTGAAGGAGAGATTAACGAGAATGCATCCGCAAAGGTTCAGCTGGCATTTGCCGCTAAGGTAATTGCTCTGGTCGGTACTGCCGTCTGGGGATATTCGGTAATTGTAAACCGACTGAACACTCTGGAGATGGACTTGGGCAGGATACAGCATGAGTTAGAACTGAATAGCGAGTTTCGGATAAAATGGCCCAGAGGAGAGATTGGTGCATTGCCCGCTGATGCTACGCAGGACATGAACATTGCGCATTTGAAAGACCGAGTGGACAAGCTCGATGAACACGTTGACAAGCTAAGGCATGGGAGCAATGGGGGAGGTCATTAATGTTCGAGCTACTTACTTTGTTCCTGACTGGTGGTGGTTCTGCCGCAATGGGGAGCATCCTAAAGGGTGTCTTCGGAGCGATGACGGATGCTCGTCAGCAGAAGTACGAAATGGAAATGGCGCGGGAGTGCAGGAACAATGAGTTTGCGATCAAGTTTCAAGAGTCTCTCAACAATGGTCCGGGTGGTGCGTTTACTCGCGCTACTCGTCGTATGCTCGCACTTATCGGGATGTCTACGCTCTCATTCATCACCTGCGTTACGACAATCTACCCAAGCATTCCACTCATCAGCACAACAAATATTACCGGGGAAGGAAAACGGGAATTTCTTTTCGGGCTCATCAGTTTTCCAGCGGAGCAAGCCCCTCTGGTCGTTACAACGGGACATATCGCGCTCTTTGAAGCAACAGTCGTCCTCCCCTTGATCATTGGATTTTATTTCACACCTGGAGGAAGAAGATAATGAGAGACGGTCTTTATGGAATTGGAGGAACGCTTGCAACTTTTAGCGGGTCATTGCACGAAGTGGTCGGTGTGATTGCCGGATCGCTTACCATTGTGTTCATGTCCTACAAGATTTGGCAGGAGATAAAGAAGAGAAAATGACCCGCTATCGTTCATACGGACAACTTGACGATCCCGTAGTGGTCGATGGGGACAATGGGTTCGTTGGGATTAATTCCTACTTAGAACCGACCAGTTTGAAACAAGGGTTCGTTCAGACATCCGAAAATATGCGCTTGCTTGGTGACGAAGCGGAAGTGCGCAAAGGGATAGACTTCTTGGCTGGATCAATTAGTGGTGGACTCATTACTTACAATGGATCGGATGAGCAAGTATTCGCCAGCACTTTGTTCAGCGACCCAGCGACTGGTACTGAGTTTTTGGTTGTCGCTACCAAGAGCAAAGCAATCATCTGGAATGATGCGAACAATAGTGGTATTGGCATTGATTATCCCGGTGGTGAAGTCGTTGCATCAGCGGACGGTGCGAGCTTCGTGCAAAACTTTGAAAAGCTCATACTATTCAGAGGTTCTGGAAAACGACCATTGGAATGGGATGGTGATTTTAGCACGCCTTCCGACTTTACCGTAAAAACAAGTACGGCAAGCGGGAGTGGTATTGCATGTCCGAACACTACTTTCGGAATAAGCTTTCGCAATCGTTTGATCATTGCCAATCCTCCAACTACAGGTGCTGGCCCATCCGGGGATAGTAACTACAGCATAATCATGTCAGATTTGCTTGAAGGAAATAACTTCACCGCTGGGGATAGTCAGTTCAGATTCAACAAAGGATCAGCAGATTTTCTGGTCGGATTCATACCTTATCAAGAAGATCAGTTGATCGTTTTCATGCGCAACTCCATACATTTGGTAAATAACGTTGCGACAACTTCTGCCTCAAACACTTACGAAATCACTCGTCAGCACGGATGCGTTGCTAGAAAGAGCATTGCCCAGAGCGGGCCACAAACGTTCTTCCTTAGCGATAACGGAGTGATCGTACTTAGCCCCGGAGTTGATCCTGCAAAGGGCTTGGGAGTGGCAATAAGCAAGGTACAAGGGGAGACCATCCCCATGACTCAGGACATACAAGACCAGTTTAACGAGGTAAACTTCAAATATGCCGATCTTTCCTGCGGTGTAGTGCATGACAACAAGTACTATCTGGCAGTCCCAGTAGGGTCATCTACCAAGCCGAACAAAGTATTCGTTTACAATTTGCTCACTTCTACTTGGATTAGCGTAGATTCCTACCCTGCAATGTTTGGCAGTCTGGCATTCCAAGTCGATGATTGGGTAATCTGTTCGCAC